GGGCGGCTTGTTTGCCTACCCATTTATCCAAGTCGGTGCAAACAGACTGCTGGTGACGTGCAGTGAGGCCAATGACAAAGCAATGAAGATGAACAAGCAGCTCGGCTTTGTAGAGGAAGGCCGGCTGAGGCAGATGTTTGGCAAGCACGACGCTGTGCTTTTTGGAATGTTACGAAATGAATGTAAATGGATCGGAGTAAAAGATGGGCAAATCGGCACCTTCACCACCGCCAGCGCCTGATCCCAATGAGCTGATAAACGCGCAAAGCAACGCTAATCGGATCACGCAGTTTACACCTTACGGCAATTTGCTGTTTGGCTCGGTCGGTGATCAAGGACAGTTTGTGCAAGGGCCGGTGCCAGAAGACGGACAAGCTGCAGCCTTTACGCAAGAGACACCGTTCCAGACGCAGATGCGTGCAGCCACAGAAGGCACTGGCTTGGGGCTTGGCAATCTGGCGTTTGAGCGAGTGACCGGTCAGACCGTCATCGGTCAGAACCCTGATGGCTCACCTATCTTTGCCGATGACCCTGATTTCCAGAACCCTTTCCGCACCTCGCCCACACTGTCTGGCATTACCGCCGCGCAAGAGATTGATCCAACAACTGGCTTGCAGGCGTTTCAGCAGAACATCAGCACCGATGCAGCCCTGCCATCCACGCTGAACACAAGCGGCCTTACAGCCCTTACAAGCGATCCAGAGGGCTTTCGCACCAATGTTGAGCAAACGCTGTTTAACAGACAGCTCGGCCTGCTGCAGCCAGAGTTCACACGCCAGCGAAACACGCTTGAGCAAAACCTAGCAGACCGTGGCATCCCGATCACGTCTGAGGCTTACGATGATTCTATCAACCGCCTTGAGACACAGCAGAATGAGCAACTGCAGCGTCTCGCACAGCAGGCCACGCTGGCAGCGGGTCAGGAATCTGATCGCTTGGTCAACCAGGCACGCAACATACGCGCTCAGCAGTTTGGTGAACGGGCAGCCACTGGTGAGTTTGGTCTAGCACGTCAGGGCCAAGCATTTAGCCAGGCGGCAGCTAACACCCAGCTCCAAAACGCTGCACGCCAGCAGCAAGTGGCTGACCAGCTCCTGAGCAACCAGATCGCGAACCAAAGCCGGCAGCGCCAGATTGCGGAAAGACAGGCTTTACGCGGTCAAGGGTTTAATGAGCTTGCAGCCTTGCTTGGCGGTCCACAGGTGCAACAGGCCAGCTTTTTTGCGCCTGGTTCTGTTGATGTACTTGGCGCATTTGGCGCCCAACAAGCCGCACAGCAAAACGCTTTTAACCAGGCTATGGCCAACCGTTCAGCAAATCTTGGCGGTCTATTCGGACTGGCCGGCAATCTCGGCGCAGCTTACTTATTGAGGTAGAAAATGGTTCTTCGCCCCCGCGCAATGCCGACGTTTCAGTTTCAAAGACTGAACCCCGCTTTCCAATCTGACCCGCGCCGCATCCTCGGCCAGCAGCTCATGGGCCAGGGTGCCAGCACAGCACCTGTCAGAACGCCTCTGCAGGGGCTTGGCAGGCTGTCTAGCGCACTCGTTGGCGCTTACCTACAGCGCAACGCTTTAGACGCTCAGGCTCAGCGTGAGGACGCTTATAGAGACTCTCTAACGCAAGCGCTTGGCGGCTTGGATTTAGGGAATGTGCCTGGCTTGCAAGCGCTGTCAACAGTATCTCCTGAGCTTGCTTTGCAGACTGGCGTAAACCTTGAAGGTCAACTCGCGGTTGCTGATGCAAAAAGGACGCCTCGAAACACTGTGCGCGATATGACACCAGAAGAAGTTAGAGCTTCTGGCCGCGACCCCAGCCTGGGCGTCTACCAAATCGATAACATGGGCAAGATCACCTCGCCCAGCGGCTCACAGGTTACAGGCGATATCTCAAACCGGTTTGATCAAATCAATGAGGTTATACGCCTAAGCCAAAAGGACGACCTGAGTCAAGCCGAGGCGTTACGGCTAGATTTATTTTCCAAAGATCTAGCAAGGCCGCGCCCAGTGGTGGTGCCTGACGGCGCAGGCGGTACTGTCACTGTGATGCAGCCAGGTCTTGACGTCAGCTCAATCACTGGTGGCCAGACAGTCACTGGAGATGTTGCGCTTCCAGGTGACCCAACCAGTCAAACTGCTCAGGCAGCGCCTAGCGCAATACCTGGCGGCGTTGTAGCTGGCACAAAACCGGATCAGCTCACGACGCAGGAAGCTGAATTTGTAGCGGATGCAGCATCCGCACAGGCTGATCTTCAGACGGTTATTGACATCATGTTCAATGGCGACCTGACAAACGGAGAATATAACTCTGGAGTTGCAATCGCTTCAGGCACAGCAGTGGGACGTGGCGCTAGTGGCGATGCTCAGAGATTGTTTGACGCATTGAACAACCTCGTTGACTTGCGCCTGCGTCAGCGCACAGGAGCGACTGCAAATCAGGAGGAGGTAACAAACTACCTCAACGCTGTATTGCCTGGAATCACAACAAGATCTGAAACTCAAAGGGCTAGGGTCGCAAGACTAATTACAGAACTGAACGCAAAGATCACGGCTTTTCAAGGTGGCCGCAAGATACCGAATCTTAACATAGTCACCATCCCAGAGGCCGCAGCCAACGACACCGTTGGCGACATCACACTGTAGGTGAAGCATGGCAAAATTAGCTGAAAACCTGACCGGAGCGCCGATAGCGATCCGGCAAATACTTGCGTCTGTGCCTGACGGTCAAAAGGTTGATGTCCTTGGCCAGTATTACGACGTGGTGCGCCGTGGCTCAGATTTGTTGGCCAAAAACCCAGACAACGCTGCCCTGCGAAAGAAGATCGACCCTGACGCAATTTATTTCCAGCAGGATGATGGCGCTATTCAAGTGCTGGACCCACCTGGCTTTATTCAATCTTTCATACCGCCCCGCGTTGACGTGGGTGATATCGTTGAGGGTGGACGAGTGCTTGCTGAAACGGGTGGCGGCGTCATCGGTGGCGCAATACCACTCGCCGCTGGACAAATGGGGCCACAAGCTCTGACGCCAGAAGAAATCTATACTGTGCCGGCAGGCGCTGCCCTTGGCGCAGAATTTGGCGGTCAATTATATGATCGCACTATTGATATGTTGTCGGGCGGCGCTGTGCCGCGTGGCACTACGGCTCAGGAAATCGGCAAGGCTGCAACCAACATTGGCCTTGAGATGGTGGGTGGCCGGCTCGGTGACGCTGCTACAAGGGCAGTCAAAACCGGCATACAAAAAGGCACACAAAGACTGACCGGCGTGTCGCCGGGGCAGCGTGCTGAAGACTTTGCTCGATTGGGTGTGCAGCCAACTGCTGCAACTCTCACCGGCAGGCCGTCTGTGGGTCAGCTAGAAGAAGGTCTAGCGTCGTTTTTCACTGCCTCAGATATTATAAGGACAAATCGCGCTCGTGTGATTGACGAGCTAGGTGACGCTGCCAACCGGATTGCTAGAAAATACGGAGATCCGCAAGGCAGCCCTGAAGTCATAGGCAGCACCATCAGGGCTGGAGCGCTTGCGACTGCCAACCGTATCACCGCAAAAAAAGATAAGTTGTACGATGCCGCCTATGATGCGGCTGGCAACATTGGTGTGCCTGTCGGCGGTCTGCGTGCCTTAGAGGCAGAACTGAAAACAGAACTGGCTGCAGCCCCAACGGCTCTAAAAGATCAGTATGCGCCGGCATTGCGTCAGATTGCTGCTATTTTAAAAGACGCAGACGCTGCTGGCGGTCAAATTGACTTGAGAACTGCAAGGTCGATTCGCACCAACCTAGGCAAGGCGGTCGGGTCAACTTTGCCCGGTCAGACTGTCAGGGTTTTTAAGGCCGGTGATGAAAAACTGCCAAGCATTTACAAAGCGTTGACTGAGGACATCGATGGTGCAGTTAACGCGGCCTCCCCAGACGCAGCGCGTCTATTGCGCCGCGCAAATGATTACACGCGACAAACGGCAAATGATCAGCTCAAAACAATCGACAAAATTGCTCGGCAAAACTTGGACAGTCAGGTTTTTAGTTTTGCCATGAGTGAGGGCAAGCGCGGTGGCCAGCGCATCAGAGATGTCTTCAAAGTATTGACTAGGGATGAGCGTGACGCTGTAAGCGCAAGTGTTCTTGGCCGCATGGGTGTACGCGGGTCTGCCACTGAAGGTGGCGGCGAATGGTCTGCCAATGTGTTTTTGGCCAACTGGCGCAACATGGACAAGCGCAGCAAAGACATTTTGTTTGGAGCGCCAAGATTCAAAGAAGTCCGCAAGGAATTAGATTCGCTGGCACGATTAGCTAACGTGGCGGTGGAAAACATTGGTGAGATTAACCGCTCCCGCTCCGGCGTGACTCTAGCTGGCTTTTCACAGATTGCTGCAACCGGCGTGGCTTTGGCTCAAGCTGGTGGCCTAGCGCTTGCGGGGGATGTCGGCGGGGCGGCGGCTGCCGCAGCAGCCGGCGGCGGTGCTTTGCTTGCTCCACGCTATGCCGCAAAACTCATGACCTCACCAAAGTTCATCCGCTGGCTAAAAACTACAGCTCAGGCCAGCAATCGTGGCGTTAACCCGCTGGCAGTGCAGCTAGGCCGACTGGCAGTGCTGCCGGGCAAAGATCCTGAGCTTGCTGAAGCGGTTAATGCCTTCATCGTCAATATGCAGGCCAATCTTGGCGGCGAGTAGTGGCCCAGAAAAAACTGGAGAGGTCTAGCGAGTTTGAGCGCTATGACCTCGACAATGATGGCGTCGTCTCTGACGCAGAGATAGAACGCGCCCGTGAAATTCGTGAGACAGAGGACAAGAGCCGCAAGCACTTGGCGCAGCTACGCCTAGCACGCTATGCGCTCATAGGCATGGGCGTTTACACAGTCCTGCTGTTCATGCCGTTCATACCAGACGCCCGAATAGCCCTACTCAAAGAAATTAGCCCGTTGCTGTACCTCTCACTAAGCGGGGTGGTGGGTGCCTATATGGGCTTCACTCAAATGGGAGATAAGAAGTGATACAGGCATTGATAGGGCCGGTGACTGGCCTGCTGGACAAGTTCATTGAAGACAAAGACCAGAAGGCGCGGCTGGCGCATGAAGTTGCCACAATGGCACAAAACCACGCCCAAGAACTGGCCAAGGGCCAGCTTGAAATCAACAAGGCTGAAGCACAGCACCGCAGCATCTTTGTCGCTGGGTGGCGTCCTTTCGTGGGCTGGACGTGCGGTATTGCCCTTGCTTGGCATTTCGTGCTGGCACCGCTGACCATGTTTGTGTGCGCCTACATCGGCGTCACGATCCCTGAGTTACCGACCTTCGATATGTCGTCTTTGCTGACAGTCCTGATGGGCATGTTGGGCCTAGGCGGTCTGCGTACCTTTGAGAAAACAAAAGGGATTGCCAAGTAATGCCGTTTTCCAAGTATTCCCCAAAGCAGAAGCGCCTCGCTGCCGCGGCCAAGCCACGCAACAAAATCACTCGCGCTGACTTCACGGCCCTCAACAAAAAGAAAAAGAAAAAGAAGACGAGGCGAGCATGAATATTGAGTTGCTACGCGAACAAATTGCCAGCGATGAGGGCCGCGTGAACTCTTTGTATTTATGCTCTCTCGGCCATAAAACTTTGGGGATCGGCCATCTCGTGACTCTTGATGATCCTGAGTGGCCGTTGCCAGTCGGCACAGAGGTCAGCGACGACCGAATCAACGAAGCGTTTGAAAATGACATTGCAGTAACGATTGACGACTGCCGCATTATCTTTAAAGACTTTGACAATATGCCGGAGGAGATACAGCTCTGTCTGGCAAACATGGCGTTTCAGCTTGGCCGGCCAACTCTGAGCAAGTTCAAAAAGTCGGTTGCTTACGCCAATGAAGGCAACTGGTCAGCTCTGGCCGACGAAATCCTCGACAGCCGCTGGGCCAAAGAGCAAACACCGCACCGCGCCTATCGCATCAGCGACCGGATCAGAGCCGTCGCAGATGGCTAGGACGCCCACTTGGCAGCGGTCGGCTGGCAAGTCTCCATCTGGTGGCCTAAACCGCAAGGGAAGGGCATCTGCACGCCGCCAGGGCATGAACCTCAAGGCACCCGTTTCAAGAAAGCAGGCAAAGCGCAGTCCAAAGGCTGCAGCTCGTCGCAAGTCCTTCTGCGCCAGGATGCTGGGCATGAAGAAGAAGCTCACCAGCAAAAAGACAGCGCGTGATCCTAACAGCCGGATCAACAAGGCGCTGAGAAAGTGGGACTGCTGATGAAGATGAAAAAGCTCACAGCACGCCAAGAAGCGGCACTCAAGCGGCACAAGGTGCATCACACCGCAAAGCATATGTCAGAGATGCGTAAGTCAATGCGTGCTGGCAAGACATTTAAGGAAGCGCATCGAGCGGCGATGCGTAAGGTCGGCAAATAGGAGGTTTCCATGCCAGGTCATGCGATGAAAAAAATGATGATGAAGAAGAAGAAGCCTACAAAGGCGTCGGCGAAAAAGAAGAAGAAGCCGGCAATGCGTCGGTCTGGTCGTATGGGGCGCATGTACTAAATGCCTCGTCGCAAGTTCAAGCGCGTTCCTAAAGATAAAAAGACGGGCCTACCGTCCAAGTATGTTCGCGGAGCGCGTAATCCGTCGAAGCAGGCTGCAGAGATCAAACGCACTGCAGCCGCTTACAGGCGGGGTGAAAAAATTGATCTGAAAAAGGTGAATGAGAGTCGTGGCAACCAAGGCAAAAAAAAGACCCGCAAAAAAACGCGGCGGCGGTAGTTCTGACGAGGCTTTCCTGCGAAAGAAGGCAGCCGAAAGCCGATTCAGCGTTTCAACTCTTCGCAAGGTTCTACAGCGCGGCAAGGCAGCGTTTTTGTCCAGCGGTAGCAGACCAGGCACAAACATGACGAGCTGGTCGAGAGGCCGTGTGAATAGTTTTGTCAGTGGCAAGGGTGGGGCGCGTAAGGCAGATGCGGATCTGCTAAGGGGCGGCGCGAAGAAGAAGACGAAGAAAGCCTGACCGTACCCGACCGTACCTAAGCGTACCTTTTTCTGGCGTATGCTGGTTCACTGTGCTACCCACGTTGATAGCAAAAACGGCGGTTTTTCACGGATTTCAACGGAATAGCTACAGGTTTAAGCGGCTTTGCAAGCAGGAGGTCGTCGGTTCGATCCCGTCTGGCTCCACCATACCCTTCCCCCTGTAATCGTTGAATAAATAGCCGTCTGGGCCTGCGCCTTGGCGGCTGTTTTTTTGGTGACCGTACCGAAAACCGTACCTTTTTTGTATCTGTACCTTGTCGCGCCACGACAAGTTGCTTATATTAAGATGGTAATTAGGGAGGTTTTCATGGCTAAAACAAAGTGGCTTTTGCCGGTTCGCCAACGCAAAGACGCAGGCACCTGGTTCATCGACGGACGCAAGATCGGCCTGTCACAGAAATATGTGCCAAAAGGTATGCAGTTCTGGACAGAAGAAGAAGCTGGCCAAGCTGCGAATCATCTGTGGTCAGATCACAATCGCGGTCTGGTCGTCAAAGCTGATCCGGTCACCATCGGCCAGGAAGCTGCCGATGACTTCCTGGCGTTTGTGAAAGGTCGGGCCAAAATCAATGAAATCCAGTCTACGACGTACAAAGAGACTAAACACAATTTGCGCGTCGGCCTCGAAATCAAGATCGACGGCAAGCCTCTCAAAAAACATGATCTTGGCAAATTGGTTACTCGCACGACGTTCAAAAAAGTTAGATTGGCAATTTTGGACGCCGTGCAAAATGAAGGCAAAAGTGCATCTACTCAGCAGCACCGCGTCAAAGCGTTGAAACACTTTTTCAATTACTGTTGGGAAAATGGATGGGTTACCTTGAACCCAATGGACAAAGTTGAGCTGACCGGCACTAGCGCCCGGCAGAACCGTGCGCCGCGCATCCAGACAGAAACAATCCGATGCCTGATGCGTGACGGCTTTGTCGGTGAGACTCTGGTCAGCCGTGCGATGGTTGCGGTCGCACTGGCCACTGGGATGCGCCAGGGTGAGCTGCGCGGCCTGCAGTGGCAGGACATCGACTTTGATGCAGAGGAAGTTCGTATTGATCGCGCTGTGAAGAAGGACGGCAAGATCGGCCCACCAAAGACCAAGGCCGGCTACCGTACCATCGACATCGAGCCCAATGCCCTGCAGCTTGTGCGTGAGTGGAGACTGCAGTCACGCCACAGCCGTCCGACAGACTTTGTGTTTGCCACCGCTGCTGGCTTCCCTAAGCAATACAAAACACTGTCTGCACTTATGGATCGCGCATCGGATCGTGCCGACATTGAGCGGATGCTGTGGGGTGATATGCGCCACTTCTTTGCCTCAACGCAGCTCAGCAAGCTGGGTGAAGACTGGCCTGAAGTGTCCAGGCAGATGGGGCATGAGGATGAGGCGTTCACGATGCGCCAGTATGGCCATTATGTGAAGAACGCTGAGAAGAAGGCCAAGGTGAAGAACAACATGGCTGAGGCAATCTGGGGTAAATG